TATCAGAGAAGGTATCGTCATCCCCTTCACCGATGCTGATCTCCATGTCACCGGCACGGATGTTGACTTCTTCAGGGTCAACGATCTCAATTTCAATCGCATCTTCGTTTTGCGCTAATGCGTCAATCCCCGTGGGTTGTTGGTACAGTGCTTTGTCAATGTTAGTAGCCATCTTTGATCCTTAGTAATACGCCGCTTTACGGGGTATTGAGTAAATGTCATCTTTTTCGTCGCTGTCCAAGCTGATGAACCCACCATTCCTGAACCGAGCTAACGCCATACTTGTGCAGTCAACCATGTCATCATGATCTGACGCGGGGAACGCAGCCACCTGCTCCACAACTTCCTCTGCCCAGCGCCTACCCGCAGGATACCAGACCATGCCCGATCTGAAAATATCCGATACTGCATTTAGTCGTGCAACTTTATCACCTGTGCCCCTGTGTGGGGTGAACTCTTGCACGGGTATGCCCATGCGCCGAAACTCTTGGAACAGAGGTGTGCCACTGGATTTCTTCTCCACGATGAACGCATCTGGCTCCCACTCTTTGTACTCTTCCATTGCCAAGTCTTTGAGTTCAGCAAACTCCACCCGTTTGTTGATGGCGTTCATGAGGATGATGTGGGGCTTCTCCCCTGTCAATTTGTGACTGAACACACCCCATGTAAGCAGTGCTGTAAAGTCAGCGCGGTTGTTCTTCTCAGCCGCCGCGTCAAGTGTCATGATGACAAACTCAAGCTCTGGGGGTTCTTCCTCTTCCCACTTCGACCACCACTCACGTTTGATGATCGCACCTTCTTCGCTGGTGGGTTGTTGCTGATACTGAGCGTTCCACTGGAACGAGGGCATTGACGCTTTGGTTCTGTGCAGGGCTTCAAGGTCAAAGAACTCAGGCCACAGCGCCCTCTCTTCTGGTGTGTTTTCGTTGAAGATGGCGGGGAACTCAAAGAACTCGTACTTGTCAGACTCTTCGTTGCGAGCCATGTCCTTGGCCATCATGCCAATCAGATCGTTGGGATGCCAGCGTGTATGCACAATCGCCATCCGTCCACCCGGCATCAAACGTGTTCGAGCACCAAAAGTAAACCATTCGTATGCCTTTTGGAATACTTCAAAGTTGCCGTTCAAGATGTCCTGCTCAGAAAACGGATCGTCAACAATCAAGAAGTCAGCGCCTCGACCTGCAAGGGCAGAGCCTACACCGCAGGCAAAGTACTCACCACCAGAGTTTGTGTTCCACCGTCCAGCAGACTTACTGTCAGCGGCCAACACCACGGTGGGGAATATCTCTTTGTACATGTCTAGGTCAACCAAGTTACGCACCTTGCGTCCAAAGTCAACTGCCAAGTCTGTGGTGTGCGACACCATCAGCACCTTCTTATCAGGGAAGTTGCCAAGGAACCATGCAGGGAAATAAACCGATACCAAAAAAGATTTGCCGTGCCGTGGTGGGATAGAGACAGCAATACGATCCTTGCGGTTAAACGCCATGTCTTCTAATAGAGATGCCAGCCTTTTGTGGTGCCGCCCGATCTTGTAGTCGGGGTTCATCTTCATACAAAACTCTAGCAGGCTACTGCGTGCAATCTTGGAAGTCTCGCGCTTGGTCAACTCTTCCAGTGTCGCATCAAACGATTCCAAATCCAATGGGTCTAGCTTTGCCAAATCTACGTTTTGTAGATCCTCCATTGTGAAGTCAGAAAAATCAATCATGTGGTTCGCTGCGCACTAACGTGGGTGTGCCCAGCACATCGGCTTTGCTCTCTTGCAGTGTTCGGGGTTTGGCCACCACATCCACAATCTGTTCAGACTTACTGCGCAGTTCCAGCAGTTTGGAAATCCTGCCCTTGATGGAAGCCTCAAGCTCCAGCGTGGTTTTGTGCTTGATGGTAATTTCACTGCGCTCTATAAATAAGCCAACGTCACCCACCTTGCCCAGCAGTTCAAGTGCACGGATGCGAATCTTGGGATCGGGATGGGTCGTCTCTTCGATCAGCTTGTTGGTCACATAGGTTCTGATCTGCACTGCCGAGTTCACCACCACCTGATCGTACTCACTCAGGATGGACTTGAGATGCAACACGGATGCCGTGGTTGTGACTGCGTTGGTCTGGGGCGTTACTACATTTGTAGCTTCTGCGCTACTGATAGATTCATGGAAGGCCGAGCGTGCCCGCACCTTATCTTCTGCAGATGGCTCGTCAGGTGCACCGAAGGCTTGTAGGAATTCTGCAGTCTTAAAAAGCGCATTCACCTTGGTATGCAGAGACACCACATCCTCCCGCTTGCTTGGGATTGGAACCGTCAACTCTGGGATACAGGTCAGCATGGCGCAAAATATAACACACAAACGGCAGGGCGTGTCAAGACACTATCACTAGGGGGGTGTTCTGGAACATGATTTCATAAAATTTTTGCTATAAAAATTTTTAGCAGGCCGTTTTATTTTGATGGGGGGTGGGTTTGCTGTGGTGATTTGAGAATAATTGGGCAACGTTCGTGGGTAATACACTGTAGTAGCGGCTACGGGACTCCGAACTGTTAAGGCTTGGTGGGGGGTGGGTGGGGTCGCGCCCGTGGGAACTGGTGGCGCTGGGGCAGGCGGGGAAATTCCTACCCGTAGGAAACAATGGGAAACATGGCATAACATTGTGAAACGTGGCATAATAGAGTTATCGGTTTAAGGCAATATATCTTTGCTACCGATACTTTAGGGAAACACCTATTATGGCAAACGCTATCCAAACTTTAGACACTATCAGCATTTTCAAATCCGTGGCTGTTGCCATTCACAATGGCGTCTCAGCCGTTGACGTGGTCAACGAACAAGCCAAAACCCTCAAGGCCTCGGGTATCGTTTTCGGTAAGTCAGTTAAGACTTGCCAGTATCGCCTACAGTTTGCGGATGCAATGAAAGCCGCTTTCAAGGGTAAAACCGCAAAAACGTATAGTAACTATATGACAAGTTTTGTCGTGGCCGTCAACGAGGGCAAACTGTTTTCATTGTCGTCAAGCAAGTCAAGCGCAAAAGGCGGGTCAAAAGGCAAAACCAAAACTGAGGCTATTGACAAGGTCATTGCTAGAATTTTCAGTCACCCTGAGTTTGCATCATGGTGCGAGAAAATCGAGGCATCATTTCAAGACGCCGAAGCCGATACCCTCGAAGGGTGTGTTCGTTCTTACCTCGAAGCCGAGGGTTATGAAATAACCGAATAATCCTACCAGTAGGAAAAACCAGACCCGCTTCGGCGGGTTTTTTGTTGCCCGCTTCGTGTGGGCTTTTTTGCGTCTGGCTGATCAAGGGTTTGCCCCTCGCATCTTTTGGGAGAACTGGTGGGAGAAGCAACTATGCAACTACGCAAAGCAGCTATGCGACCATGCAAAAAGGCGTGTTCCAAATGTTCTGGCTTTTTAGCACGTACTTGGAACGTTCTAATTTTATATCGGAACACCCGTCTAGTTATGTCTTGTCATTTCTTAGCAATGTTCTAAAGCAAAAACTCTCTTTAATAATAATAAAATAATATATATATATATATAGAACAAGTGTTGTTCTGGTTTTTACAAAGTCAGTCTGGGAAATTTTCTTTTTTACTTTTTGGGGGAAGTTGTGGGCGACCCTCTGCGATCAAGGCAATCACTTTTTCCTACCAGTAGGACTTTTGCTTTTCCTGACGCTGTGTTTTTCATTTTAGAACCGTACTCGGTTTGTGCCCACAAATTAAGCAAAGCAATTTTAAAACATTGCGTTCCAATACTGTACAATACAACTTCCGCTTCGTTCTGCGTTCCGTTCCAGATTTTGGAGGGCACCAAGAACGTACCCCGTTTTTCGTTACATTGGAACGCACATGGCCACAAACCTACTAAACCTCGATCTCGACCCCGCCCTCATGCAAACCCTTGCCGAGCAAGTCAAAGCCAACACCATCATCCGAACCCCTGCCGAGATGCACAAATTGCAGGCCAAGCGAGATGCCAACATCAAAGCGAGCAACAAAGTTACCCGTGAACAGCGCAGGCGTGACGTGACCATCAAACTATTAAAGCCAAACGAAGATGCCCTACGCAAGATGCGTAGCATGGATGTGTTTAATTATTTTGTTGTGCCATACGAGATGGCCAAAAGCGTGCGTGCATCGATCCACCGAGAGCTAAGCGTCAGCAATAAGAAGTTCACCACCAGCAAATTCAAGTGGGGGCAGCACCATTACCTCAAGGTCAAGCGTGTTCCAGAACACGGGGGTGAGTGATATGTTTGATGATGTTTCATCATGTCTTGACTTGACAAGTCCCTTCTTATATGGTACAATGGCTTTAGCCATCTGGGAAATCGTGCCCATACATCGGTTTTTCCTACCCGTAGGAAAGTTCTTTAAAAACATACTAAGCGTAGGTGTCCCAACACCTACAGTAAACCGTCGCTTGCTCAATGCAAGAAGCATACAGGGGGAAAGCATACACCGATGCCCAAAGCAGAGTGTGTGCCATGATCCCTTCCATATGACGAATAGCACGTGCCGTACCCAGTCGGCTCATTGCACCGTACTTGTGCAATGGAAAAGCAAAACGATACTGCCTAAATGTGTGGCTTGCTCTGTACCACAGTACAACAAGCCTAATGCATGAGGTGTATGCGAGAGAGGGGTCTATTAAATTTGATGGGCTATGAGTCTGTGGGGTAACCCATAGCGTGCCTGATGATCCTTTCCGAACGCATATCAATACTTGCAAGGGTTCGTGAACCATGTCTCATGGGATATGCACGACCGACAAACACTATCGCAGTTACAAAACAGATGCCAAACCAAACAAAGAGTAAGCACTACGCACGATGCCTGTGAAAACCCAGCCATTGTGTAAACAAGTTGTATGCAACTGGGAGGGGATGAATGTCCCCTCTTGGGTGTGTACCACACACTTTCCTACCCGTAGGAAAAACTCAACTCGAAACGGAGAATGATATGAATGTAGCTGAACTAATCCAAGCCCTGAGTGAGATGCCACAGGATATGCCTGTGCATTTCTGGGCAAATGGCGAACGCCAAACCATCATCGAAGTACGTGATGTGGGTGACTGCGTTGACCTGTACGAAGAAGAAGCATCACGCATCACAGTTTATTTTGAAGCTGGGGCAGGTGCGCACGTGGTCGCCCAGTTTGACAACGAAGAAACGTACATAGCTTGCTTTCCTGCATTGGAACAGTTGGCCATGCTCAAGGGTTACACCATCACTGAAAGCAAAGGTGAATGAAATGAAAACATGGAAAGAATTTAATCGGATGAGTTGCACTGACAACTTTTATGGGTGCGTTGCACCTGATGGGTTGTGGTTTGACTCAGGCATGACCTACACAACGGCGGTCACCCATTGCTGTTATCACGAAGGGCAGTTCGATTTGTCAATAGAGGGTGAAGCTTTGTGGATGAACACCGAGGGTGCAAAGCTAGGCTACTCAGTTGTTCACTCATCTATGTTGGAAAAAATGTACGAAAAAGGACTACTGAAATGAACTTAACATCAATCTTGTACGCCATCGGATTCACCCTTGGCTTTTGCCTGTGCCTGTTTGTAGGATGGGATGCTGACGGCAATGCCTTTCGTCAGGCGTTCCTCGTGTTCGCTGGCTTCTGCCTTGGTGGTGTCGCAGTGATAGTTATCGAAGCCCTTGACGCATGACCCACTACCACTTACCCATCTGCACCTGCTGTTACGCAGAACGGATACCGCCTGCTCGAGCCAAGCTCGGATACCGCACCTGCATGACCTGCGGGGAAGCACAGGCCAAGGCACGTAAGCACACCATTGTGCCCATGCCCAAGAGTAACTACATCGTAGTAACAGATCGTTCATTGTTACTCAATTTGAATTCATCACATAAGGGAGGCCGATAAAAATTCCTACCCGTAGGAAAAACGGTTCGT